TTATTTTTTTACAAAAAAAAAAAAAAAAAAAAATGAAAAAAATGAAAAAAATGAAAAAAATGAAAAAAATGAAAAAAATGAAAAAGATGAGACTAATAAAAAAATAAACAGAATAGAAAGATTTAATATAGAAGGATTTCAATTTTAGTAAAAAAAATTGAAATAATTTATTAAATAATTTATTTAATAAATTATGACTACGATTTCAGTATATAAATTAGAATGGCCATCTGCTTCTATAATGAGTTATATTGACGATGATGGATTATGGATTAATGATAATAAAATTGCAATACATTTGCCAATTTTTAAAAAAAATAATCCTGATTATCGTAAATTATCATATTATCAAATAGTAGATAAATTATATATTAATTATAAAAAAGGAGAACTAATTGAAAAGGTTAGATTTTCATTTTATGCTTTAAATGATATAGTATTAAATAATACGCCATGGGATTATACAAAAAAAGCTAATATTTATATTGAATCATTATAATAATTATAAAAAATATAATATAAAAATATTACTTTTATTAAACTAATAACATATGAGACTGTTTTTTGTTCTGAGTAATTTTTTATATTTTGCTTTCGCTTTCAATTTAAATACTCCAGTAAATATTTATAAAAAAGTATATAATCAACAAGTTGTTAAGGTTTATGAACCAAATAATATTGATAAAAAAAATATGGATGCTATCATTTTTTATACTGGTGCTAATTCTTTAATTCCAGCTGATATTTATAGTAGTTTTATAACAGCTTTAAATAACTATAATTTTTCGGTTAATGTTGTTACAAATGATGATACTGCAACAAAAGAGTTATTATATGAATCAAGAAATGATTATAAAAGTATTATACCTTTAACTCATTCAAGTGGTTATGTTTCTGCCATAAATACCATTAATTCACAAAAGAATATAAAAAAAGCAATATTTTTAGATCCAGTTGACAATAATAATTTAATAAATTTTAATCCATTAAATTTTAATAACAATATCAATAGTAATAAATATAATTATTTGGAAAAAATTTTAATTTTAAATGCTGAAAAATCATATAAATGGTCTTTATTTCCAAAATTTGAAATTCCATTTATTCCTGGTTTTGCATTAGATACAAAAAAATTACAAAATATTAATTCTGATTTAATTTTAGAAAAAATTAATGCTGAAAATTATGGACATAGTGATATATTAGATTCTTTATGGAGTGATTTAATGCATGCAACAATTAGTAAAGGTCATGATAATAGAAGTAATGCAAATTTCGTTGAATATCATAATTGGTTATCTGAACAAATATATAATTTTGTTAATGAACATGTTGATGATATTGAAAAAGAAGAACAAGAAGAAGAAGAAGAAATTACAGAGACACAAATTATTGTTTCACCTAGTTCAAACTCTGACTAAATTAATTTGAATTAAATCCAATTATTGTGAAACCAATTAATGCAAATATTATACCTATTAACACTTTATAATTTATTTTTTGTTTAAATAATAAATATCCACCAATTAATGATAAAATAACATTAAGATTTATTATTGTATGTGTATATCCTATATTTGGACTTATACGTAATGCATTAAACATAACATAATTATTTAATATTAATGCAATTGAAAAAAATATTAAAAGAAATAATAGAAAATTATCACAATTATTTATATGTTTAACAAATTTATTTTTATTAAAAAAAATTATTAAAGTACAAATTATACCAATAAATATACCTGTTAATAATAGAAAAAAGTTTGTATCATATTTTGTTAAACTTATATATTTTAAAAATATAACTCCTAGACCACTTATAAACATTGATAATAATGCCAATAAAATCCAATTATAATTCATATTATATTAATTTTATATAATATGAAAATAATATTATTAATTTGAATAACATATTGTTATACTTAATCCAATTAATGTTATAATTATACCAATTAGCGATTTAATATTTATTTTTTGTTGAAATAAAAAATAACTTGCTATTAAAGTAAATATAATATTCATATTAATAATTAAATGTGAATAACCAATTTGTGGTGAAATTTTAAATGCATATATTTGAAGCATTCTATTTAAAAGTAATAATATTGAAAATAAAATAATTAAAAATATATCTTTTTTAGTAATAGTATTTTTTATATCTTTTAAAAAATTTTTATCAAAAATTATATAAATTAAACTTAAAAATCCAGATAAAATAAAAGTTAAGATTACTATATTTTTCAAATTGCATTTTGATAATGAAATATATTTCATTAATATTACTGCTGATGCAGTAATTAAACAACATAGACTAGCTAAATATATCCACAAATTTTTCATTATTATATATAATGTTTTATAATAAAGTTAGATAAGCACCAATACCCAATATAATAATACCAAAACAATTTATTTTTTTTATTTTTTGATTAAAAAAAACATATAATAATAAAGTTACCATAGGTAAATAAAATGATATTGCAATTCCATCTAATTTTCCTAAATTCATATTCTTTTTTGTAGCAATAAACCAAATATAGTTTCCAAAAATAAAATTTATAGAAAATAATATTAATAATAAATAATTAAAATCAATTTTTGTTATAAAATTGTTTGGAAACATAATTAATACTATAATTGTTTTAATTAGCATTGCATTTACTATAATTTCTTTAAATGAATATGTTTTTACTAAAAATTGTAATAAAATTACATAAAAAATATAATGTAAACCTAAAAATATAGAATATTTTAACATATTATAATATAATGTTATTTAATATTTTTAAAATTATATCATCAGGTAATTTACTGATAAAAATATTATTATAAATATTTTCTAATCCATTTTTATAACTTTCAATAAATTCAATTTCTTCTATTTCATTAATTACATCTTTTATATTTTTACTTGGGGACCAATTATTATAACAAAAAATACTATTGCAACAATAACACTCGTTTTTATCTAATTTTAAAAAATTAGATCTGCGTTTATGGTATATACTATAAAAAAAATCTAATATTTTTTTATTTATATTATTTTTATTTAAATAATTATGAATATTTTGAATATATTTATAATAATTTAATTGTATATTATTATTTTTATCTATTATACTACTTGAGAAATAATTATATGGTCTAAATGGATAAGTTTTTGGAACTATTAATTCTAATATTTTATTATTATCTTTCTCTACCGATATTAAAATATCATCTTCTTTATTGTCATTTATATCAGTTAAAAAAATATTTACTGTATATTTATAATTTGATAAATTATAAAATTCCATTTCTTTAGTTAATCTTTTAAATAGTACCTTATTAAAACTATTTTTATACATTTTATATACTCTTATATCATTATTTTTTAAATTCAATAATTACATTATAATTTCTAATTGTACATTTACAATTACTAGAAAGTGTTACATTAAATCTTGTATTTTGTGGACTTTTAATTCTATTTTTTATAGTAGTTAGAAATGTTAAAATTCCTTTTTTTGAAGGAGCATTTAAACCAAAATTATTAAATAAATTCATAAAAACTAAACTCCAAAATGTTACAGGATAATCAATATATTTTTCAATATTAAATGAAATTGATTTATTATCACTTTTACTATCAATATTCCATGAAATATTATTCATAAATGGTTGGATAATATCTTTATTAATTAAACTATTCCAATCATCTGATTGAATACTTAGTCCAATTAAATTTTGTTTTACATTTTCTGTAAATGCATCTTCAATGGCTTTAGAAATAATATTTCTATATTTTCCTCTAACTGACCAATCTGGTGTTGTATCTTTAAAATATGGAATTTCATATTTTTTTGAAAAATTATAAATGGTTTCTTTATTATATTCAAGCATTGGTCTGCCTATTTTAATATTATTAATTACTGCTTCTTTTCTAAGAACAGCTAAATCTAATATATTTCTTCCTCTACAAACATTTGCAAAAATATTTTCTACAATATCATCTTTATGATGACCTAGCAGTACCATTTCTGCTGATTCTTTTTCCATTGTTTCTTTATAAAAATCTAGTCTCATATTTTTTGTGATAAGTTCATAATCACTTCTTTTTGTATTATCTCTTTTTACTTCATTAATAGATTTTACATATAATTTAATATTATTTTGATTACACCATTCTTTTAAAAATTCTTCTTCATCAATTGTATCTTTTCTATTATTATAATTTATATGGCAAGCAATAACATTATAATTTAAAAATTTTAAAATGCTTATTAAAACCATTGAATCTACTCCACCAGATAAAGAAATAATCATTTTTTTATCTTTTTTATTCTTACAAAAATCATCAATATTTTTAATAAATATTGATAAATTACTATTATCATCAATTACAATATTTTTTTCAATAATTTTATCTTTATTATTAGGAATAAATTCTAATACATTTTTAAATTTATTAAAGAAATCATTATCTGAATAAAAATATGAACTTAAATATGATAACATTATTAATTATATTATTTATATTTTTAAATAATTTTTTTTATTTCAATTTTAAAAAAATTATTTTTATTTGTAACAATCAACTACAATAGACATAGCTCTATATGGGGATTGTGCTCTAATATCATAATCTGGTGTTCTTGAAATAAATCCCATTGAATAATCTATATTATTAGTTATTGATTTGCTATTACAATAATAATGTAAAAAATTTATTTTTGATTTTTCAAAATGTGTTTTATCTAATATTTTTCTTACTATTTCATATGTTGGAAACCATACATGTCCACCTTTTTCTACTTTATTTGTTTGTTTATTAAATCTACCTCCTCCACCCGGATCAAACATTATATCTCCTTCATCATTTTTTATTGTTCTAGTATTGTAAATATCAAAATTGTAATCTGGTAATGATAATCTAAATAAACCATCTGGTTTTAATAATCTATATATTTCATTTATTATATTTTCTATATTTTCAATATCTATATGTTCTAAGACATCTTCTGCTTGAATTATTTTAACACTATTTTCACTTAAATCTAATTTATATTTAGATATATCATGTTTTATATGTATATAATTTTCTAATTTGTCTGATATTCCTATAAAATTTATATTTTTATTTATATTTTTTCTTTTTTCATCTTCTGGTAGTGTTCCAAGATATAAATTTATATCATCTTTATATTTTATATCTTCAAATTTCATGTATTTTGTATTTTATATTTTATACTAATAAAATCTTTTTAATTTAAAAAACATTATAAACTATATAAATACATTTATTATATAAATAATATTATATAATTTAATGAATATAAATGATGCATATAAAATTTTAGAAATAAATCCTAATTCTAATGATAATGATATTAAAAAAGCATATAAAAGATTAGCAATTAAATGGCATCCTGATAAAAATATTGAAAATAAAGAAGTTGCCGAGAAAAAATTTAAAGAAATTTCTCAAGCATTTGAAATTTTATCAAATAAAAACAAATATACAAGTAATAATTTTGAGTCTTCATCTTTTATTAATCCAAATGATTTATTTAATAAAATTTTTAGAGAAATGGATATTAACTCAAGAAATACTACTAGTACCACTACTACTGTTAATAATATTTTTAATTTTTCTACAGTAAATAATAATTTTTCAAATTTTAATAATATTTCTTCTATATCAAGAAATACAGTTTTTAAAGATGGTAAAAAAATTGAAACTATTAAAGAAACAAAAAATGGTATTACCAAAGAACAAATTATTATTACTGATTTAGCAAATAATAGTAAACAAATAATTAATAAGTAAATAAATACATAAATAAATAATATATACTATATTATAATATAATGAATTTTGTATTCAAAATTCTTATTAATTTTTTGCTACTATTTGATATGGCCAAATCCTATAAAATTAATCATTTATCTTATAAAAGTAATAAATTTAGAACTTCTTTACCATTAATGAATACATGTCCTGATTATTTAGAAAAATTTACTAGTTCTTTTAATATCGAAAAAAGTGAAGAAATTGTTAAAGCAACTACTAGTTTTTTAACAAAAGTTGATGGAATTGGTGGATATATTTTACATACAAATGATATTATTATAAATAGTATATTGAATAATGATTTAATAGATATGCAAACTAAAAAAATTATAATTTTAAAATTAATTGAATTCTCTCAAATGGGTGATGCAACTGGTCATAGTATTCTTCAAGTATATTATGATTTAGTTAATTGTTTACTTTAAAAAAAAATTGATATAAAATTTATTATATTTAATAATAAATACTTACTATTATATAGAACTTAATTAATATGGATAATAATATTTTTACTACAGGAAAACATATTAATAAAACATTTTTAGAAGTTAGTAATTCTGATCCTACATATTTCATATTCCTCATTTCACAACCTATTATTAATTTGAAACATGATTATGTATTGTTTATAAATTATAATTATCGTAATATAAATAATTATAATTTTACATTTGGTAAATATAAAGGTAAATCTTTTTATGAAGTAAGAAAAAAATATCCAAAATATTTTATATTTTTATCAAATTTGGATATATGTAAATTAAAAAATGAATATAAATTATATATAAACTATTGTATGTATTATCTTACACAATTTTAATAATAATAATTACATTTATTTGATGGTTTATGTTTATTTGATGGTTTATGTTTATTTGATGGTTTATGTTTACAATAAAATCTTTCATGATATTTAGCACCTTTTTCTGTTTCAAACTCTTTATTACAATAAGAACAGCACCACGCTTCTATTAATTCTTCTTCACTATCTTCGTCTTGTATATAATTACCATGAATATCTTTTGTTGCATAACATTTATTAGCAAAATGTCCA